TCAGCTAAGAGTTTAGCTTCAGGGTAATCTAGTTGGGATATAACAGAGTCATCAACCTTAGCCTGTCCACTAGGTGTGAACTCTTTAGGTTCCCATCCGTGTATAGTCTTTAGTCTGTCTGCTATGTGCATCCTAGAATTAGGATTGAACTCTGTGATAGTTACCTTGACGTAAGGCTCACCCTTAACTCTACCTGTCTTACTGTTGGTAGACTTAGAGATAACAGGAGGTGACTTAACTTCCCAAGGAGGGAAGGCTGTCTGTAGTTCCGCAGCTAAGTCTAACTTCCTAGCTATCAACTTAGTGTGTAGCTCAGCTGCTTTCTCTTGGTCAAAGTAGAACCCTTGGTTCTCCATGTCAGCAGTTATCCATTGCAACTTATGTTCTAGTTCTACTGATTCCTTACTAGGTTTCTTAGACATGAGATGTTTATATAATTTCTCAGTGACTAAACAATCTTGGACACAGTAGTCTTCCATCTCTTGGTTCCATGTCATCCTGTTTTCTTCAACAGACATATCATAGTCACCCTTAAGGAATCCCATACGCTGTCCCCAAGCTTTCAATGCATGACTCTTGAATAATTTTTTGTCCAGTTTTTCTTTTGCTAATAGTTTCATATCAACATCGGATAGGTCTGGATAAATTAATGTAGATAATGTTAGGGTGTCTACTACTTGGTCTTCTCTAACTTTAAAGTTTGGATATAACTTTTGAATAGCAGGTATATCAAACTTGATTACATTGTGCCCTGCGATTTTATCTGCTTGCATCAGCATGTCTAACCCAGGTTGTATCTCTGTATTAAATCTATAGACACCTTCGGTACTGTCGTCCCTAATACAAAGACAATGTATCTTTGTTAGGTTATCAACGAACCCGTCAGTTTCAATATCAAAATATAACATTCACTCTCCCTATATACAGTACACAGCATCGTTACCTGCTGGTGTACATACGATTGGCTTCTCGCCTTCTTGATATATATAAGTATTAGATAACGCATCATCAGGGTCTGTCTGTTCTACGATGATGGGTTCACCTGGTACTAATATAATTGTTTGTTCGGTGTCTGCTTTAGCTGTCTTGATTAAGACATAGCAAAACAAGTAAAGTATTACTACCATTGTTAATGCATGTAATGGTCCATAGTTTTTATTCTTCATTGTCCCTCCCTGTATCGTTTAGTTTTGCATGCCCCTGTTAGATTCCAATGACCTGGATTACTAACAGTTGCACACCACCACTTACCGTTATAAAAGAATGCATCCTTCTTACATTTGTTACATACAGCTTTACCTTTAGTAACCATTAAAAGACTACCTCCTCTTCTTTATCGAATGGATTTCCTTCAACAAGTCTTCCCGTATCTGCGTTGTATCGTAGTTCTCCAGCGACTCCTGTGATTCCAGAGGTTCTGTTTTTAAGAACTCGTACTTGCGTTTTGTTTCTGTCGTCTGATTGCTGGTCTCGTTCAAGTCCAAGTACGCAGTCCGATAATTGTGCAATTGCTGCCGAACCACGGAGATGGCTGAGCGAAGTAGTTGCCCCGTCTTCATGTGACCTGTCTCCCTGTAAACGTTTAAGATGTGATACTAGAATTAAACCTATGCCTGTCTCTTCAACTAAACTTCGCAGCTTAGTCATAACAATGTCTATAGCTTTACGCTCGTTATCCTGGTCAAGCCCGCTAACAACAATTGAAATGTGGTCCAGAATAATAAACCCACAGCCCAAAGACTTATGCAAATACCTAATCCGAGAGAGTAAGTTATCTGTTTCAACTGAGCCAAAACTGTCATAAAGGTATAGCCGACCAGTTCCAACAGTAGACTCCCAGGCTTTCCGTAGCTCGTCTCTGTCAACACCCTCAGGTTTAAGATGTAAAGGTACATTGAGTGGTATAGAACAGAATGCTTGTACTGTTCGTTTGATTCCTTCTTCAAGAAAGATACCTCCTATAGTTTCACCTTGGTCAAGCAGTGAGTAAGTAAGTTCTTTAGTGAATAAAGATTTACCTATGCCTGTACCCGCAGTGATAGTTGTAAGTTGTCCCTTAGATATACCACCGATAAACTTGTTGATGTGTTCCCAAGGATAGTCTCTTGTTTCATTCTCAACTACAGTAGTTAGTATGTCCCATGTATCTTGTCCGTCCACGATACCATCGGGTCTCCAAGGTTTAGCTTTCCAAAAGGCTTGCACCACATCTGCTCCACGTCCAGCTACTAGACATTCATTAGCATCTTTAAGTGGAAGGTGTGCAACCTTTACTTTACCAGGTGAGAAGAGGGTGACACATTCTGCCACCGCATCTCTCCCTGCTTTATCCTCATCAAACATTAGTACCACTTCATCAAACTTTTCTAACCACTCTAAGTGTTTAGCAAGTTGAGTCTTAGCACCTTGAGCTCCGTTCGTAACAGAGACACAAGCGTACTTATGGTTCATTAGTTGTGAGAATGATAGACAGTCTAGCTCTCCCTCAAAGATAGTCACTGACCTACCATCGTTCCATAGGTGTTGACCGAATAGGGATGATGCTTTCTCTGTCCAGTTAAAACTCTTATCAGCAAACCTAAGCTTCTGTCCTTCAGGTTTACCTGTTGCATTTTTAAAGTTGGCTACCTGTACTACCTTGCCTTTATATGTACCTACTTGATAGTTAAACTTCTTAACTGTCTCAAGATTGATACCTCTTTTAGTTAGAGGTTTATACTCTAGGTCTTGTAACACAGGCGTGCCTCCCTTAGTTGATTGATTAGTTTGTCCATCTGCATGCTCGTAGTAACCACAGCCAAAGCAGTAAGCACTGCCCTCAGGATAACGGGCTAGGTTATCCTTACTGTTACATGTAGGGCAGGGCTCATGAGTTACACTCAAGCTAATACCCAGCTTGTATAAGCTGAGCCGTTAGCATCCTTCTTACGTTTTGTTTCTATCTTTAATCCTTCAGCCCGCAATAGTGATATGGCTTTTCTAATACAACCTATCTGATAGTGCTGAGCTTTAAGATGTGTAATGTGTTTGTCTTTCTTTAGTATCTTTCTTACTGTATCTAGCTTAGTCATCTGACCTCCTTTAACCACGCATCAGGTACAACTTTGTCTGCATACTTAAAGCCGTTAAGTTCACACCACTTACCGTATGTAGTCTTAGATGTTTTACTGATTCGTGTCTTACTGTTTGAAAATACAAAGCGAATATCTAACTCAGGATGTTGCTCTTTAATTAACTTATGCTTCTTCCTATCAGCTGTAACAAACCTTCCTTTAGTCTCAACAATAAATGTAGAGAATACAAAGTCAGGTGTGTACTTATGATTAGAAGATGGTTTAGAATATTCAATCTTCTTATCCTTAGGCTCATACTCAAAGGGTACTGAAGCAGACTCAAGTTGCTTAGCTACTAAATCTTCGAGTCCACTTCTATAACCTTCTCGTATTGCTCGGTAGTGATTCCGATTAAAAGTCAATGCTTTCATCCTCACCTTCCGCCACTTTAACTTCAGGCTTAGGTTCAGCTGTGAATCCGTCTTCCTTATCGAAAGCACTGGCTCCACCTTGACCACCAGTAACGAGGTCTAGTACTTGCACTGCTGTAATCCTCAGCATTAACCCTGTGTATATTGAGGTTGATACTGCACCTACATTCAATGCTAGTTTTAATTTACTACCACCCCAGATTGCACCGTTGGATGAATCGTATGGGTTCTTCTGTGCATCTACAATAGTTAGATTGTTCTCTACCATAGAGCCATCAGCTTGTTTAAAGAATGCCTTGGCTTTTGTCTTAACATCAAACGCACCAGGGATTTCATTCTTATCATCGTCAAGTGCAGGAACAATTGGTAATACTAAATCTTTAACACCAAGGTGTTCCATTGCTTGGACTTTCATCTCTTCAATCTTGGCGATGAATGTTGTAGCATCCTCACCTGTAAGTCTAAGATTGCATTTGTATACTGGGTCACCAAACTTAGCATCAGGTGCTGTAAGGTGTGGGTAGATTGCAGTTCCTACTGGAGTAACAATCTGTTTTCTAAATGGTTTATCTGCCATAAAATTTTCTTCCTTTAAATTAATTGTCTAAGTGTTTAGCTTCAAGTCTCTCAACATCAAGACCTTCAGCTTTCATTTGCATAGCTAAGTCAATAGGTACAGGGAAGCCACGCTCCCACATATCTTTTGCTTCGGCTACAAGTTCGTGCTGTATTCGGTTCATCAGCATTACCATTCCTCCTTCATATAATTGATAAGTGCACGAGCGTGGTGACCTTGCCCCTTTGATAAACAGTCAGCTAGGATTCTTTCGCCTAACTGACATGCTTCTCTTGGGTCGTAGTCATACCGCTTGCACACTAAAAGAAAGGAAAGTATTAAAGCCGAAACTTGCTCATGTTTCTGCAGTCGTTGCACACCATCAAGCAATTTGAAAGCTGCTGTCTGTGCTTGGTAACTGCCAATAGAATGTAGTTTGTCTTTCATATTTCCTCCGTTAAAGTTTCCGTCTTGCTAGTAAGGTGGGTCTACATTGACATCTATATCTCTGAGTGTTTAAAGCTCAGAGAGTAAGTATTTAATTGAAGAAATAATCAGACTCCATGATACGAGTTATATCCAAATGACCAGGCTCAATAGGTTTAGGTAATGCTCTGCCTAATCCTTCTTGCATTGCTTGCCACATTGACTCAGCTACATTGCCTCGATACATTTCAATGAACGTTAACCTAAGTTGGTCAGAGAGTTCTTGAACATGACCAAGGTGTGTAGCAAAGCTATCATGTACCACACCAAAGTCTTGAATACCCATGTCAGCTAGTCTATTTATAGTTAACATAAGGTGGGCACTATCATATGAATGAATTATGTTAGGTGCACAACCTGAAGAACATTTCTTACCATCTAATTTATTAGTTGGTACATCATGCCAAAGCCTCATACGAATACCATCAAAGTTTGTGTCCAACCTTTTACTATCAAACTTTCTATAGTCTTGTATTACAGGGAAACCTACAGGTGTAACCCAAGTCATCACCTCTTTGTCTTTGTTATACTCTCTGACAATACTCTTGAACCAGTCCATAGTTTTTCTTGGTCCAACCAATACTTCATCAATAGCTTTGCCTGCCTCGGTAGCCATGAACATAACTAAGTTCCACTCAAGGTTACGCCTATCTCTACGAGACATTGACTTAGGGAAGTCAAAGATAGGAGTACCTTTGTCTGCTTGTTTCCTTAAGTAATCTCTTATCTGATTCTGTCTACCTTTATGAGTGGAGCCATAAGCAAAGGTCATTACATTTTGCTTAAGACATTTACGAGTGACCTTACCTTTCCACATGTTAGAGTAAGTATCATTCATAGTTGATATGTTTCTCTCAACCACATCACATACCTCTTGGTACACATCACTAGGCTTATCACTTGGTGATAGATTAACTTGCTTACCTGATACCTCATCTTTAACTACAGAAGCTAAATGCTGTATTCCATTACACGAACCATCAAGTCCAATAGCTAAGGTAGACACAAAGTTCTCACCCTCACCACTAGCTTTATATCTAGCATACTCAAAGCATGCTGCAAGGTATTGCCAAGGTGAGTCCACAGTTTCCCAAGCTGACCTCATTGCCATTGGGTCTTTAGCTATCATCATGATGGCAACCTCATTATCCTCAGTCCACTTAACACGTTCATCAAGTGATACCTTGTCATTACCATATGAGTTAGCCATGTGAATCTTAAGCCACCTGTCTCCATGCTCTCCGATAGGTACACCGAATGAGTAGTGAAGCAAAGCTTTACTTAAGTCATTGCCTTGAGGATTTAAGATAGGAACCAGAGGATATATACGTCCTCTAAAGTCACATGAATGAGGGAAGTAAAGTTCATCAAAGTCTTTAAATTTATCAGCTAACTTTACCTGTCTGTCTAGCATATGCTTATGACTCCCACTATGCTTAACCTTACTGTGATAAGCAGTTACTTCATTCTTCCAAGACTGCCACTCAACTGGGTATTCAGCTTTATATTTTTCAATAGCAACTGATTCATTTGTGCAAGGCATAGGAGGTTCTTCACCAAAGAAAATGGCTGGAACTAATACACTTTGTATCTTGTTATCAACAAACTCATGAAGAATATCAAGCACATCTGTATTAATTTTCCAAGCTGTCTCTTGTACTGTGTTGATAGCTTTATAAACTCTATCCATGTAATACTTATGGTTTACCTCAGCCATCTGTGCTTCACTCTTGTATTTAATAAGAGGATACACACTCAGTCTATAACCACCATCATGTCCGTTAGTCCATTGGTATGGCTTAACAACCATAGGCATGTTCTTAGGGAACTGGTCTTCATAGAAGTTGTGTTGTGTATCTATCCACTCAAGAGTTTGAGGAGTAGGTTTAATACGATGAATACGCTTACGACCTACCATCTCCATGTATATAGTTAAAATACCTGGAGCTTGTTTAGTAAATAGATTAAGAAACCATCTACCAACTAACATTAAGTTACGCATATCAGGGTCATTAGTTCCACCATACTTAGCATAATGTCTTAAAGCATTACGCTTATGTTTTACATTACCAGTGTTAACTCTATCAACCGCATATTTATATAACCCACCACAGCTTTCTTTAAAGTTTTCTAACAACATGTAATCTTTAATAGAACTAGCTATCTTATTACACACTGTTTGTACAGTTACTTGTTGACTCATGTTATTAATTACTTCAGTACATACCATAAAAGCTAGCACATCTGCATCGATGTCTCTAGTTACAGACACTGCCATAGGAGTAGTTCTGTAGTATGCCTGTCTTGCTTCCTTTATTCCATTAGATACTAAAGGGATAGTCCTATGTAACATAGACTGTTGAGGCTTCAGAGTTTTCTCTGTGCCTTTCTCTTTAGCTTTAGCTACATCAGCTCGGTACTTATCTACCCCTTGCTGTACTTGCTCAGCTTCTAACTCAAGCTGTATATCTTCTAGCGATTTATCCATTTATGTTTTCCTTATAGTTAATGGTTTATAAATTGGTCTAGCTAGTAAGGTGGGTCTAGAATTTTGACCCAACATTAGCTATAGTTAATTAACAACTTAAGATAAAGAACATCTCAAGTCAAGATACTTCTCAGTACATAACCATCACCAAACTACTGGCGATGCAAAAAGTGTGCCCTAATTAAGGCACAAATTTATTCTGGTTTTTGTGGTAGAATCCCGTGACACTGTATGATTACACCTGTGCCTGGGTGGCGAAATTGGTAGACGCAAGGGACTTAAAATCCTAAACCTTTATACACATCCCGTAACTCCTGGGTTCTAGCCACCATGTTAAACATAAAAGGCACACATCTGTCCCGTGTACCTAGCGTTGTGATTACTGCACATCTGTTATACATTCTCAAGATGTCTCATTACTCCATAGATTAAATCTCTACCTAATCTAGTTAATCTTACATTGCGATAACGTCTGTCTTTATTATCAACATATATCTCAATGAGTTTATCTAGCTGTCTTCTGTGCTGAAGATTGTGAGCATTTAGTGTAGCTAATACTCTCGACACTCCCGCCTCAGTTAAGGTGGACATCTGTCTAATCTTTTGTACAGGTATCTCCTTATTCATAGGTATCATTAATAAAATATCTACCATAGAAACAGGCACATCTGTACCAAACCTTTTTTCTATATCAAGTAGTACGTTCATCACTCCTTTCTTTTTGTTTTCAAAGTTTTCCATCTGATTCACTTATCTCCCTATACTATGATTCCAATAGTTTCATAGTGTTTTCTAGTCTTACGTTAGTAATCTGTGCATATATCTGAGTAGTCTGAATGTTCTTGTGTCCAAGAAGATTCTGAACCACATCTATAGATGCACCTCGTGTAACCAAGCGTGTTGCAAACGTGTGCCTAAGCCCATGCAAAGTAGCTTCACTTGATAGCGATAGCGTACGCTTCATAGAGTTAAACCTACGTTGTACTTGGTGTATGTTTAGTTCTTGAAAATTAGTTCTATTTTGTAGCACATCAACACAACGAGGTGTCAATGGTATTGCTCTTGGAACGTCAGCTTTATTAATCGTGATAGTTAAAACACCATCACGCACATCTGTTAATGCATTGATGTTCAAAGCTTCTGATAATCTGCACCCTGTATCTGCTAATATAGTTATTAAGTCTCTCATAAATATATCATCCTGATAGAAAGCTAGGATATCAGATATCTGTTCTTGAGTATAGATATATTTTCTTGTGTGCTTTATCTTCTCAAGTTTAAACTTAACAACAGGCACATCCATACCCATGTCTTCCCTAGCATGCCTAAGAATACTAGACAGTGCCAAGTAATACTTGTTCCTTGTTGATGGTGCTTTGTATTTCCCTTTAAGATAGGTGTGAAACTTGAGCACATCTACAGGTTGTAACTGGTACAGATTAAAGCTCCCCTTGTAATAACTCAAGAGCTGTTGGTGATATCTAACATGGTTCTTATAATACTTTGATTGTTCTAACGTTGCCTCTCGTGATTTAATAACCGAGAGTAGGGTTAGCACATCCAAAGAGTTATTTAAGGCGTGCTTGGGTGTTGCAAGTCTCTTCAAAGCGTAGTCCAAAGCCTGTTGCTTGTTGTCTGTCCCGCATGAGAAGCGGATACGTCCCTGAACAGGGTCAGTATGCTGACAGTAATACTTATTGTTACGCTTAAATAGTTTCATTAGTCCTCCTTTTAAAGTCCTTCATTAGCAATGTCATAAGCAAGATTAAAAGCTTTATAAAATTCAGTTTCGGTAAAAAGATTTTCTTTTTCACCATCTTCTAAGAATTCAAACCAAAAGCTTTCATGTGAGTTTTCTAATGCTTTTAAATCTGTTGCATGTTCTTCATCCCACGTTTCACAGTTTTCATGTGAAAGTGAAATGATTTGTTTAGCTAACTCTTGCAATTTTTTATTCATAACGCACATCTCCTCTATTTGTTATAGGCGTACTCTTTCTTAAAATAAATGTGAAAGTGATGTTTCTTTTTCTCACATCCTTGGTCAATGATGTTGTCAAAGTCTTCCCATGTTTGAATGAATCTAAGAGGGCAACACTCCTCCCACTTTTGCTCAATCATATTGATAGGAAACAAAGCATATCCATACTCAATAGCTTGAGGTATATGTTTCATATCCTCAATGAGATATATTTTGTGACACTCATCAAACGCAAAAACGGTGGCAGTAGTTTTGATGCCATTTATTTTAGCGGTGTAAGTCATAACGCACATCTCCTATAGTAAGCACTCGCCACACTCAGCAAGTGCAGTTTCGTAAGGGTCGACAGGTGGTGGAGCTTTGTACCCTGTTGACCTGATTTGCACATCATTAACCTCAGCAAACCATTTAGCCTCACGGTGTGACTTGAAGCGTTTAACAGTGCCGAGGTCATCATAAGCCTCATGAGTGAACATTATTGCCATCCTTGGCGGATTCGCCCATCCATAGGGTTATAAGGTGGTCTAAGGTTAGACCGAGGAGGGCAAAAGCCCCCATAACTAAGAACGGAACGACGACATATAAAAACATAATTACTCCCAGTTGGTTTTGTATTCGGGTGTCTTGCGGAAGATGCTCTTCAACATGACGTGCCCATCTGTGTATTGCTTGAATAAGAACTTCCCCTCTAGTTCTGGGGTTGGGTCGACAACGATTGCCTGTCGCTTGATTCTTTTCCCTGAGTTATACATAACGCATATCTCCTAATAGTTTCTAATGTTGGTCTCATCAGTGCACTCACAAAGTGCAGACAGCCTCTCGGCTGTTTCGACCTTTAAAATGCCCTAAACAACAGTGACCCATCGTCGTGCTCGATGACTTCCGTGCGTTGAATGAGGTCTTCGAGGTCTTCGATTGAGTCATAATCCTCAATCACTTCCTCGATGTTGTCGGCAACAGTCCAGTCACATCTGAGGGCTACCCTGTCAAGCTCGATATCTTCCCCTGTGCCCTCGCTGTACATCTCGTAGTAATCAAAGAGGGCTTCGGCATCCTCATAACGCCAACATGCGTAATCATCTGTCAGCAAATTATCGATAAATTGGTTTTTAGTTACGGTTTGAATAATGCTCATTTGCACATCTCCTAAAAATTAATGGTCTCATCAGCACGCCAGTAAGACATGGACACTCTCACGAGTGTTTCGACCTGTTAAACGATTGCGTTTATGTCAATCTTGGAATCAATCTCTTTAGCTCTGACATGTTTAGCTTTCAAGCTCCTAAGCTTGGCATCTAGGCATTCATAATCAAACTGAGCCTGTTGCTGTGCTTCGTTTAACTCCGCAACCCTTTTAATGGCAATGTTTAACTCAGTTTGCAATCGTAGAGCTGTTGAGTGTGTAGTGACTTTCTTGATGTTTACAGTTCCATAGTCACCATGCTTTAGCACTTCTTGGATTGGTTTAGTTGCTGTTTCGATTTTCATAAGGCATATCTCCTCTAATGTCTTGCGTTGCTGATGGTCTCATCAGTCAGGGCAACACCCTGAGACAGGCTCTCGCCTGTTTCGACCTATTCACCTGTTTCTAATAACCAATGCCTAAGCGGTGCATTTTCATGGTCACAGGCTTTTAAAAATTTATCGATGTCGAAGCGGTCATTCGTACGTGACAACGCCTCAACAAATAATAAATTTTGATGTTGGTCAGTTTTTGCATCTTTCAGCACATCTGCTATTAATTGAAAATCTTTCCTAGTCATTGTTGTTTCTCCTCAGTAAGTAAGTATTACAGTTAAAAATAAAAAGTTATTTAATCCAAACAATGTTGCCATTACGGTCTAAGTAATATCTCATTTTGCATATCTCCAAATAATTAATAAACGATTGAGCGAATGTCAATCCTCGAACCCTCGGCATGCTACCCGTTCAGCATTGCAAAGGGCTCTGAGTTAACACTCCAACCTAAGACGTTGAAGCCTTAATAGTCTTTTGATAAATTATGTAGATACCCAACACTAAGCCAATGAGTCACGCTCATCCTTTGGACTAATAAAAGTCTTGCAGTCCCCTGAATCTGGTTGTCCAGAGACTGCCCCGACAATCATTCTTCTTAATCCCTTATAAGTCTCTGAAGTGTTGCGGTGTGGTTCAGCCTGAAACTGACCGCCACGCTGTAAATCAGCCTTATTTTTTCTTATATTATTGTCCGATTAAGAAGCGAAAAACATTTTAGGGTTAATCGACTGGTATTACTGCCACTACTTCTGCAGTCCGAATCCGTCAGCATTCGAGTCTTTATCCCCGCTTTGATTGTCTCGCCGTGTCCTCTCTCTATCATTACGACTTATTCAGCCATAACCTCAAAAGCCCACTGCATTCCTGTGGTATTGGTCGCCTTGCTCCTGACCTGCTTTGATTTACTTTCTCAGGATAACGCTCCTGACCTCCGAGTTTCCCTCTCGAAGCTTCCCGTTGTCATCTGGTGGGAAGTGACACCAGTTCTCACTGCTTGCTTAACACTGTATCGAAACTATTACCAGTTGTCAAGCTTTACTTTATTACCTTTATTGCTTTGTTGCTCTCTTGGGACTGGTGCGGGCTCTTGCCCTAAACCACTCAACCAATGCAACCACTATAACAGGTATTTATCAGAGAGCAAGTACTTTTTACAAAAAAGCTGAAGTTTAATGATTTTCATTAATTGACGCTTTTTAAAGATGCCCTCTGGTCACCCTGTTACTCTAAAGGTGGAGCGAGGATGCCAAAGGTTACAAAAAAGTTATAAAAAAGATAATCAGAGGCTGACCAGTGGAGCACCAGAGAGTGACCCAAGGTGTTAAACGCACGCTATATAATAACCATAATATAAAAAGGGTTAATCAAAAAAATAGGGATATACATATATAGACATAAAACAAAATAAACCTTAGAAACCTTTGAGCCCCTTTGATATTCAATAGCTTTATCATGAATAAGGGTTCAGTAATCCCTTGCGGTGCTAGTAGTTACGCTGTATTTATTACAATTGAGCCCCAAAGTGAGGCAAAAAGTTTACAAAAGTTATCGAAAATAAATAAAGTTGCTACCAGAATCGATAGGGGGAAATCCACATCTCTTTACGTATGTAACCTACTTAAATTTTTGTAATGAATTTATTTGACCTAAGAACCCTGGCTCACCTTTAGCAACCCCAGTATCACCAAGATAACAGGAGTTATAGGCAATATAAGGAGTAACGCTAGTACACCAGAGAGTCTCTTAAGATATACCATGGTATATACTCCTTTATTCATGAATATATTATTATCTATTATATATTAGCTGTTATAACTATCACTATGGAGAATCCTAGGTCATCTATAGATACTATAGATTCTGTCCTATAGTTATATAATCTATATCTGACCCAGGGGGGGTTCTTCCTTTTCCCCTAGTAAGGTGGGTCTATATATAGTGGTTATACCCATGTGTCACCACTAGATGTAGCCCCTAGTTGACCTGCAGACTCCATGAACTTCCTTAGTTCATTCTCACGCCATTCTTCTTTATAATCATCTAAGGCTGTATCTGAGTCTCTTTCTAGTGCTTCTGTCCAATACTTACATGCTATTGCTAATGCATCTATAGCATCATCATGTAATAGAGCTCCTCTTTGTCTTGTTAGTCTAGTCATTTGATAGAATAATTGATGATTCTTATTCTCACCTCTACCATCTTTAATAACTAATGATTTATCTACTACTAACCTGTGAGAGTTCATTATTACCTCAAGAGAGTCTATAATTCTCATTTCTTTCTGAGTGTTATGTCTTACCTCATCAGGATTAATAGATACTGGATATATCTTAGATAATATAGGCTTAAGTAATGAGGAAAACATACCATCACCAAAGTTAGATTCGATAATAATCTCATTAACATTATGTTCCTTAGCTTTCTTAGCTATATCAGTTAAAGCTTCAGGAGAGTATCCACCAGGTAATCCACCTGCATCTACTACATATAACATACCATTTAGCTGCTTAACTATGGCATAACCTGTGTTATCTTTACCTCTACCTGCAGGGTCAATAGACATCACAGTACCTGCGTACTCCTGCCATTCATCTGAGATATACAAGGGTTTATGAAACCTATCACCAGTAAAACCTACATTAGGTAAGTCTCTTATAACTTCTTCTGTCCTAGAACCCCAGGCAACCTTGACTGGACATTTGTCTCTATCTATATCCATCACTATTAAATCTGATAGCTTAAGTGGGTACTTATCTTGGTCAGATAGGGTTGTATCCAACATAAACTGTAGAGCAAACCCTGACCTCCCATAGGATGTCTCACGTTCACTCAAGTCATTATCATCAAATCTATCTGGGTCTACAGGTGTCCAAGCGTTATCTTCGGTCCACCTATCTGCTACATAAGGAGCTAACTTAGGTCCATACGAAGCTAATTGCTTGGCATCCTTAGGATACCTAGCTGTCCATATTTGTTGTTTATAACCTCTCTCTGCTAGTAGGTTATAGATAGACTCTTCTGTCTGTGGTGTACCTAGATATATGATTTCTGATGTAGGGTCAGGTGTTAAGATAGCTTCAAATTCTTTAATAGTCTCTGATAGCTTCTCTCTTTGTGTCTGTGTTGCTGAGTTATTAGCTGATTCTACGTCATCTGCAATGATTAAACTAGCACGAGAGCCTGTCATCTGTCCTGTGACACCTACAGATTTAACTGAAGGGGCATGAGATGCCCTAGATGGAGCAACATCAAAGGCTATATTAGAGTTTCTTTGGTCATCATTAGGTGCTAAATGTTGTAATATCTCCATTTCACCAAGTAATCTCTTAGTAAATATAGAGAAATCATCTGCCCTTTGCTTAGATGCGGAGACTACAAGTATCTTCTCTTGTGGATTAATAAGTAATCTCCAACATACAAAAGCTGAAGTAATCCAAGATTTACCTACTCCTCGGAATGCTTCAATAATCTTCCTCTTTTCATCCTTGCTTTGTAAGTAATCAGCTATGTCATACTGTACATTGGTAGGGTGAGGGAGGTTAAGGTGTTGCCATGTGACATACAGGAAGTTCCTGAAGTCTGTCATTGGATGTTTCATTGTGTCTCCTATTCAGCATGAATGCTTAGAATCCAGGTGTACCTAGACCTCTCATTTTTTCTATATAAATTTCATTAACCCATTTACCTGTTTGTTCCATCTTGCTGTTATTAAGTCCTTTAGATAAACCACCATAGAAACCCTCTTGAACACCATTGTAATCTTGTCTACCTATTCCAGGTATAACTGAGTCATAGTTCGAGTGCTTATGCTTAAGAGCGTTAATAGCTGCTGCTGTTTGTGCTTTAGTCTTTACAGGTCTAAAGTATTCAATGATATTAAAGTTCTTAGGGAACTCAATCTGGTCTAAGGTCTTCATAGCCCCCTTAGTCATCCCTAGAATACCACCGCCTGGACCAAAGAGTTCTAACATTCCTGTAGGGTTCTCTAGGTCTACTGCCTTATCAAGTCTATTTACATGAGCTGTAACATTAGCGGATACATATTCTTTAATAGAATTAACTCTATCTTTAGAATGTCGCCACAGGGCATACTCTTCTTTACCTGCTGCTTCTATTTCTTTTTGATTCATCATATGCCTAGTCCTGTGTTGTTTATAGATTTACCAAGTCCTGTCCCTAGTGATTTAGCTAACTTATCTGCGTTTGCAGAAACGCCTGTACCTATCTCTAGGTTAGGTGTAAGTTTTTTAGCTCTTGCTTGACTCCCTGTGGCTGCCTTAGTATTCTCTTCTTTAGCTTTTCTATCCCTTACAGCATTCTCTTCAGTAATCTGTTCATTACGTCTTAGAGTATCTGCATTAGATTTTCTTTTAGTAAATACATTATTCCAATCACCTGTGTAGGCATCATAAGAGTCAAAGAATTGGTCCATCTCTTGTTTATAACCACCATTGTTTATATGATTTAAATAATCTTGTTGTTGCTTAAGTAGGTTGTTTTGAGCTACACGGTCTTCATCGGTGTACCTATAGTATTGACTATTAAGTGCACCCATCCACCCATTGCTATATCTAGTTTCACCTGGTGTCTTTAGCTGCTCATTGATACGAGCTATAGAGTCAGTTAAACCTTTAACTAAATCAGCTTGTGTCTGTTCTCCGTAATACATGTTGTTAGCTGTATCATGAACAACTCTAGTAGTTTCCCCAGGTCTATACGAGACGTTCTGAGGTGTGCCTATCATAAAACCACCTGGTGTATAAGGGGATTCCATGCCTAACACATTACTTTGGTACAGACCTCCTGCACCTGAGTACAGGTCTAAATATGATGATGCCATAGTGTTTCCTTTAGTATCTTTAAAATGCCCGTGAAGGGGTCTAGGAGCTCCGTGGTGAGCTTTTAATTTAATTTAGGTAGGGGAGTGAGGGCTAGTTTGAAACAGCTCTCTTTTTAGGTATCTGATGTACATTTTCTTGGAAGGGTAGTTCTGCATCCTTTAGGATGTCCATAGGGTTCCCTTGTTCTGCTACAGAATCTATGTTATTATCTTTTAAGAACTGTCGAGCAACGTTGAGAAACGCTGGTGATACCTCTTCGTCTTGAAGTTTCTCTGCAAGAACTTCCGCTAACTTACTGTGTAGTAAGGATAATTCATCGTTATTTGCTTTCGACATATTCTTTTACCTTATAAGCAGCTAGATTACATGGGTCGTAAGTCCAGCTTGTCATTGTATTGTGTACCTTAGGGTTCTCTGCACGGCAGTCTTGGTAAGACTTGTAGCCTTTTGCTACTTTCCAGTCATGTTCCATACCATAACCTACACCTACTATTAATCCTATAATTGCTAATACTTCCATAGTTAAATTTCCTTTTCAATTGAACGAGTTACAGTACATTCTTCTTCTATTACATGAGTATGCGTTGTAGGCTCTATTGTATCAAGATAGTCACCGCCAACGAAGGCGGTAACCAATGCAATGAGGCTAACTAATATCTCTTTAGCGTTCATTACATATCCTTTTTCTTAGTTGTTTTATGAGGTTTGTCTAGTACCCAGTG